CGCCAAAGTCTGCTCTAAATGTCATGTTACCTGTTACCTTAATATCTTGCTGCTCGATATAACCGCGCTTTTTGCCTTTGCACTTCAAAAAGAAAATAGTGGATAACGGATTGCCCTTCATAATCTGCTTATGCAGTTGTGATTCGGCAAAGTCTAAAGCTACGTTCTCCATGTCTTTGCACTTAACGCGGTAATCTTTATCCTCCTTTAACCAACGGTAATGTGTATCACGTGAAATTTGCGCCTGTTTACAAGCCGTTGTTACAACGCCCAAAGACTTCTCCAAAGCCTCCAACATTGCTCTTTTTTTATGTCCGATGCTGTCCGTCATATTTTTTTGAATTACCGTAAAAAACTTAGAAATTCATTTCGTGCTTTCTCATCATCTTTAAACGCACCTAACAATTTTGTGGTTGTAGTCCATGTATCGTGTTTCTTTACTCCTCTCATACACATACATAGATGTTGAGCTTTCATACTAACTGCAACTCCTTTTGGGTTTAATTCTTTTTCTATTCGCTCCGCAATTTGTGACGTAATGCGTTCTTGATTTTGAAATCTATTTGCATATAAATCAACCGTTCTTGCTAATTTACTTAACCCTACAATTTTACCGTTTGGAATATAAGCAACGTTTGCAACTCCAAAAAAAGGAGCTGTGTGATGTTCACAAAGTGAATAAAATGGAATGTTTGTTTGCAATATCATTTCATCTGTACCCTCAGAATCAAATGATGTAAAATTAAATTCTTTAGGTTCAAGAAATTCACGCATGAATTTAACATAACGTTTAGGCGTATCTTTTAAACCTTCGCGGTTTGTATCCTCTCCTAAATATTCTAAAATACATTTAAAATGCCATTCGGGACTATTTACAGGATATTCCATATCTTATGATTTTGTAGTGATAACTTCCATTCTCCATTTTCTATACAGAGATTTATACAATGTTTTAAATTTTCAGAGTTAATATTAAATCCGTCTGAATGTGGGCTAATCCAATAGTGTCGCGCTGATATCGATGGTTGCGGAATGCTTTGCCCTTTATGTCTTACGTATCTTAACTCATCTACCCCACTTGGGAAATTCTTTTTAATTACGTGTTCAGCTACTTTTGGACTAACACATATAAAATCAATGCCTTTTGGTACAGGATTTAAACCACTCGTCTCGATAGCCTGATAAAAGCCTAAATTTTTGAAATAACTAATTATCTCTTCTGTCAGTTGGTCCGTTGGCTCTCCACCAGTCCAAGTAATCTCTTTACATTTTGGAGCATTTAATTTTAACCATAACTCTATATCGGTTATAGACAATTCTTTACCGCTTTCAAATTCAGTGTCGCACTTTATTCCAGCGGCAAAACAAGCGTTCTTAGTTTTACAGCCTGTTAGTCGTATAAATACCGTTGGAGTTCCTATTCTTGCACCCTCACCTTGTAAGGAATAAAAGATTTCTGATACTTTAAGGTTCATATATTACATTTGATGATTTTGTTTCTGCTAATTCTATTTTTGTTATTGGTAACCCTGTTTCGTTTTTTATACGAGTATATAACCACATAGCCATATTTTCTGCTGATGTTTCAAAAGGTAATTTTTTGATTGGTTCGTTTGCTAACTCTAAAATATCAACCAAAGGATCTTTTTCGTAAATAAGAAACCAATGACAGTAGTCTTTTATTATTGGTTCGACTAATTTATCAATGTCGCTAAATAGATAAGTTATTCCTCCATTGTTTATTTTTTTAAACTTAAAATTGCATTTAACTTCGTATGTGTGACCATGAATACGACCGCACTTAACTCCACCTGCATGGTTACGGTGTGCAGCATAAAAGTGGTATTTTTTTTCTACTATCATATCCATCCATTTTGTTTTGCTTCGTAAAATCCTTGTATTCTTAATTCAGTTGCATGGTTATTATTAATTCCATATCCCCACTCGTTTTTTACTATACTACCGTTATAATCGGTCATTGTATCATTTATAATTACATCGAGACAATTTAATTCTTTTGCCATTTTCCATGTCTCTGCCTTTGTTTTATGCATTAAGGGTGTATGTATTTTTATATCTTTATCAAGAGCAAGTGATAATGTTAATCGCTGTGAATCAACAAAACTTTGTCTACAATCGGGATAACCTTGAAAATCCATTTGACAAAAACCTGCAACTATATTATCTACATCAAATAAACTTGCTGCTATTGTTAAAAATAGCGCGTTTCGTCCTGTTGTAATTCTAAAATCAGTTTCGTTATTTGTGTTTAACAGTCCTTTAACATCTATAATCTTGTATTGAACATTAAGCCTTTCAGCTATTGTTAATGCCATATTAAGTTCAATTCCATGCTTTTGCCCATAATCAAAACCAATAGCAATAACATCTTCAAAATTTTTCTTTGCCCAATACAAACATGTTGTACTGTCTTGACCGCCACTAAATAAAACAAGTGCTTTCATAGATTATTCTCTGCGTATTTTTGAAATTTTACCCATTGGTTAAAATTATGTACATGAATATCATATACATTTTTCATTCTATGACCTATTTTTCTATAATTTTTTATATTTTTTCCATCAAACATACATATACCGCCATATCTAACCTGTTGCCAACCTGTACTATCAACACTATCAAACTTTAATTCTGATAACATTGGAATTGATGTAAAGCCAAGACCATGTATTTTTGCATTATTTTTATGAGCATGATTAATAAACCAGTGTAATATTTTTGGGTTTGCTCTTATTTTTTTTCCTGCATTACTTGCCGTTGTAGTCCCTAATGCTACGTAGGGATATTCCTCACAACATTTAATCCAATAATCTGATCCTCTATTGGCGTGCCAACATACAATTGGTGGAATTCCAATAGCATCCTCTATCTGTTTTCTATAATATTCAACCCGAGGTAATCCCACAACACAATCAATGTCTAATTCAAAAAACAATTTTTGATTTGTATGTTTAATAAAAGATATATATTTTTTAACATATAAATCCCAATCAAAGTTTTTATATTTTCCAGTTTTATCATTAATTGCTGAGAATGCACCTGAGTCTAAAATATGTCTATCCTGTAATACATAGTCACCATATTTACCTGATTTATGTTCCCAAAAAGATGATAATAGATATATGTCATCAGTTGGTTTATTCCAATGACGTTCAAGAGATTTGTAAGCTGCCAAATATACAATCATAAACCAAGTAATTTATAAAATATTTGTTCTTTACTACCCGAATAACTTTTTAACGCTTCTTGAACAGCATTGTAATCGTCTTGTGTGTATTCAAGTATTATTTTAAATTTTTGTTCTTTATCTGTATTATCTTCCTCAAAAAAAGCATCTAAATCAATATCATCTGTATTAAAATTATTTATGACTAATCCCCATTCGTCTAATTTATCGGAATCCCATTCGTTCGCCAATGTTTCCCAGTTCCATTCACCGAAACCAACGTTGTCTTTGATGATAAACTCACGCTTCTGATCGTCGGTAAGGTTATCTGCAATTATTACTTCCACTTCTTTAACTCCTGCATCTTTTAACGCACGTAGTCGCATATTGCCACCAAGCACTACCATGTCTTTGTCGACAACGATAGGACGTAGTTTTAGCATTTCAGGAAAGTCTTTAATCGATTGTACTAACTTTTTGAATTTATCGTCCTTGATAATTCTTGGATTGTCTGGGTTAGGCTTCAATTTGTCTATGCTAACCTTTTTTGTGTCGCTCATATTCTAATATGTGTTGATGTATTCGTTCGTATGCTTCACGGATGCAACTTGAACACGACATCGGTTTCAGTTCTCCGTATATTTCTAACCATGCAGCCTGTAACGCTTGACGCGGTGCTGTGCTAACCTCCTGACCGACCTGAATAAAGCGGTCAATGACTTCGCGGTGCTGTTGTAAAGCGTTGTATGTCTGTTCGGTCATCGTTGCAGGTTCTTGTGGAACTCCATCGTTAACACGCTAAACATCGAGGCGAAGCCTGACATTAGCACGGTAACAATAATAGATTCTACCTGTGTAAAATTACAAAACAGCATAATGTTAATGGCTAACGCGCTCCACCATGACAGGCAAAGACCACAGGTAAACGGTTTAAGGCTAATCTTGCCAGTTAATTTTAGCAGGATGCGTTGAGGTATTAAAGTACATTCCGCGAACCAATAGCAGAACACCCCGATTAATGCGTTGATGAATAGTTGATGTATC